GTTCTTGTTGGCCTGGGCGTTCTTGTCCTTCCACTGCGTCATGGCCTGGGTACCGTCGATACCCTCCTTATTGGCCTTGGCAGTGTCTTCCCTCAGACGCTTGGTCTCCGTCTGCTGGTCCTTGAGCGCAAGCTGGGCCTCCTGAAGTCGGAGGAGTGCCTCCTCCTGCTCCTTCTTGGTGGCCGTCGAGTTGATCGCGGTCTTGTCGCGGTAATCCTGCTCGGCGTCGGCGAGGTCCTGCTGGGCCTGCTTGAGGTCGAGTTCGCCGTGGGCCAACGCGGAGTTGAGGTCTTCCAGCTCACGCTTGGCGTCCTCGCGTGCCTGGCTCAACTCCTTCTGTACGGCGATGGCTTCCTTCTGCGCATCGACCAGGTTTTGCTCGGCCTCCTTGACCCGCTTGGCCGCATCCGCGTTGGCACGAGCCGCCGACTCTGTGGCGTCCTGTACACCCTGCATGGCCTTGGCGTGGTTGTTCGCCGCGGAGGTTGCCGAGCTGGCCGCGGAAGCGGTCGGAGCAAAGGCCGCCTTGACCGCATCACCGATACCGGATGTACCGATCTTGATGGCGGCCATGCCCTGGGCGAAGGCAAAGACGGCGGTGACAGCTCCGGCCGCTGCCGGGGCGATGTTCTGGAGTGCGGTGATGATGCCGGCAATGGCCGGGATGGCCCCGCCTGCCATGAGTCCGAACTTACCGAACTGCATGGCGGCGGTGCCGATGGCCCGGCCAACCGTGGCGAACACTCCGGTGAGACCGCGTACGTTCCGGCTGAAGGAGTTGGTCCTGTTGCCGGCGTCGTTCATCGCACCGCCGAGGGCGCGCGACTGAGAGACGAACCGCCCGCGAACGTCTCGGAGTCGCCCGTCCATACCCCGAACGAAGGCGTCACCAGTACGCTGGCCGACCTGGTTTGCGGCTCGAACCACGCCCGACTCGTCGATGTCCGGCTGGACGGTGACTACACCGGTGGCGATGGTAACTGCCATGAGGCCCTACCCTCCTAGTCGAAATAGGGAGTTAGTTCGGGGTTGTGGCTGATGTCCGAATAGTAGGTCTTACCGTCGACCTTCGTACCTGACACCAGGTGAGGGTTAGCTTCCTTCGGCCTTACGGCTGCCGGCGCTGGATCGCTTGTACGAGCGTTAGGCGCGTTGGTGAGACTCGCCGAGGGATTCTCACGCTCGTACTCCATTCGGCCCCTCAGCGCGCCCTGATAGTGCATGAGGCGCAACGCTAGCGAGAAGAAGCGATACGCAGAGAGCGAGTCAACGTCATCGGGTTCGATCCGATGGATTGCCGACAGGTCGCTCTCCACGTCCTCCATGTAGTATGGGATCCACCCGACCTCGATGAGGCGGTCGGAGGGGACTCGCCAGAAACCTACCTCGCCTTGATCTTGTGCCGTGCTGAGCCACGGGACTTTCCCCCCGGCACCGCGCCGAGGACCTTCTTCTCGATGTGGCCGATGATGGCGTCCATCTGCTCACGCTCCAGGTCGGGGTGGTCGCGGAGGGCCTCGAAGCCCTCCTCACCCAGCATCTCGACCATCATCCAGTACACGGCCGCGTCGGCACCCAGGGTGGACTGCTTCTCCAGGTAGCCGAGGGCCAGACCCGCGGACGGCTTGGCGGGGATCTGGTAGAGATCGCCGTCCAGCTCGAACACGGGCTCCATCTCGACCTCGACGGCGGCGCCGTCGTCGGTCTTGGTGGACTTGAGGACGATGGGAGTGAACGAGTCGTTTACCGACATGGAGCTTCTCCTAGCAGAGTGGACGCCGTTTACGGGCGACCGAGGTGTGTGGGTCTTGGGCTACCCGGGGCCGGGAGGTGACGACAGCCAGCCGGCCCCGGGTAGGTCTTGCTCCACACCAGCGTGAGCTGGCGGGATGTCCGATCAGGTCTGGTCGATGTACCGGAACGGGCGGATCGTCTTGCTCACGTAGTGGCACGAGAACTCGACGGGGAACAGCGTCTGGCTGTCCTTCATGTACTCCTGGCCGACCGTGGCCACGTTGAGGACACGCCGGGCGATGACGCGCCGACGCTTGGAGTTCGGGCCGAAGCCGTCGAACACCAGCGCGGAGTACGTCGGGGTGTTGCCCGAGTTGTCCGAGGACGGCTCGTAGGTGCGGTAGCCGGAGCCGGTCGTGATCGTGCCGCCGTTGGAAGCCAGCTGGTAGTTCTCCAGCGTGACCTCGGCCAGGTTGGTGTTGATCTTGAACTCGCGCTTGGTGAGCCGGCGGCCGGGGATGTCCACGACCTGGTCGACCTCCAGCTCCGTGTACTCCTGGTTCAGCTCCAGGGTGATGCCGCCCTGGGTGCCGCCCATGTCGGTCCACGAGCCGGACACGGTCGTGCCGGTCATGTCGTTGACGACCTCGGAGTCCGCGGGCTCCGTGGTGCCGAACGCACCCTTGAACATCTCACCCGGCCCGAGGGTCAGGTTGGTGACGGTGACAGCCATTGTTATGCCTCCTCAGGCTTGGCCTTGGTGGAGGTGACCTTCACCGTGGCGGTGTTGGTCACGGGCTCCACGGGTCCGTATACGACCTCCTGGATCAGGCCCAGCCGGTCGAGGTCGGTGAACTCCTGCTCGGTCACCTTGGTGATGGTGCCGGGCTGGAGGGTGGTCCTCACGTCTGGCATCGGAACGCGCTCCTGTCGATGGGGAACTCCACGGCTTCCATTCCGCGAAGGTACTGGACGGGGATGCCCTCCAGCGGGCTCACGTCGACCGGCTTCACCGGGGTTCCCGGGAACAGGAACTCCAGCTCTTCCCGGCTGGTGTGGAAGATCACCCTGCCGCCCTGGGTCAGGAACTGCCCCGACTTCTCGCCCCACAGGCCGTACAGTTGGCCCGTCGGAAGCTGGATCGCCTCGGCGTCTATCGTGGTCATAGTTCCCTCACCCAGAACAGTTGGAGGTCGAATGTGTAACAGGCGAACCTGGCCTCGTCCCCTTGGACTCGTCGCGGTTCCGTCGCGGCAACTGACCCGAGGACGCGTACGTTCTCGTGTGTTGCCGGCAAGGCTAGATGACCCCAGTACCGCTTCTCATAGGTCGCGGCCTTGATGATCTCAGCCAAGTTGTTGGCCTTACCCCACGGCGGCTTCTCCGAATTGGGCTTAGCGGCCCAACAGTCAATCTGGAGAACCGGCTGGTTCTGTGGGGTATAGAGGTCGGGACTTCCGCCGGCGAGCCCAACCTGGATGAAGCCAGAGGCTTCCCAGGTCGAGTTGTCAGACGGGAGCTGGGTGTTCACCGAGTTCGCCGGGATCCCCTCAAGGGATCGGATCCAGTGGATCCCAACCAGCTCATTGGTGGGAAGTTTCAGGGCCATGGTGTCACACCCTATCCACATCGACACCGACGCCACGGCGGAGACGACGCTGGCGCGTGGCCGCAGGACGGATGAACGGCTGGGCCTTGGTACCCGGGTGGTAGACGCTCTTGACCGGGTGGTCGGCGTCAGGCCACCAGAGGGCACGCTTCACACGAGGCCGGATGATGTGCGGTCGCGTACCGTACTCCACGAAGTGCCAGTGTTCGGCCTCGATGGTGATTGTGGTACCGCGTCGCTTGATAGACCGCACCAGCTCGCCGGTGTCAACGGGCGCATTCCGACGGATGTCTGCCTCGATGTCAGCGGCGACGTTCTCCATCGTGGGGCGGATCGCCTCGTGAAGTCGGGCGAAGAATCCACCGTCCATACGCACTCGGACGCGTGCTGTGCTTGCCATGTTCTCCGCCTCCTTTACGTTGGCAGTAGAGTGGTGCTGGTTAGAGCTTGGTCTGTTGGATCCGCTTGAGGATGAAGCTCTGGGCCGCAGCACCGATCGGGTCCTGTGGGTGGACCACAGACTCGATCATGTAAATGAAGCCGGTACGCTCGTCCTTGAGGCGGTCCGTGTTCTTTACGTCCACGTTCGCCCGGCAACGGCCGAGGATTGTTTCGACCGTCGTGGTTCGATTCTCGGACGGCAGGAATTGCCGTTTGGACTGAAGGATGATGCTGAACGGGTGACCTGACGACGCTACCGTTTCGTTGTCCTCAGGATCCCCGAACTCGTCCGTGAGGTCACTGGGCGACGTACGCAGTACGCTTACGTAAGTCGTCGGCCTGAAGTTCGCGGAAGTGCTCATTAGATCGGCCTCCAGGGTGAGCTGGAGAAGTCGTTCTCCAAGTCCTCGGTTCCGTAGATACCGATGGTCTCGGCGACGACCTTGTCCCGAAGGGCCAGGGCCTGCTGGGGTGTCAGCGGGTCGATGGTACGAGTCCGCATCCACGACAACTTGATGAGGGCCTTCTTAGCCAGGGGGCCAAGGATGTGCATGTCCTCGGAACCCTTGCTGTACTGGAGGCCATCCTGGCTGACCAGAGTGGCATCCGATCTGCCAGTGAGGTCGATCTGAGCTGCCATCCATGCGGCCTGGTAGGACTCCGCCTTCTTGAGGAGGCGGTGATCCCGGTTAGTCAGGTTGGCTCGTGCGTCCACGATCACGCCGGCGAACATCTCGATCACGTGGTAGGCCGTGTCCAGTTGAGACTGGGTGATGGTCTGACCCGTGATCGCCGACGCCTCGGCTGGTGTGGCCCAGGTGCCGGCAAGAGCCGCGGTGACCGTGACCTCGACAACCTCCGACGCGGAGACCGCCTGGGACTGAGCGTCGGTTCCGCTCCACACCACCAGGTAGTTGCCGAGCTGTGCGTCGGTTGCCGGCGTCCAGTTGTAGGTGTAGACACCGACC